GCCTGACGTGATCCTCGATCGGCTGCACAGGCTCCTAAGCGACTACTGCGAGGGGCTTGGAATTGAGACTGTCCGTGTTCTATTGCCGGCGGGGTGGCAGGTTCAGGATGCGCTGACCGGGGAGCACATCCGATTGAGCCGTCCGACTGTCGTAGAGGTCTCCCAGGCGGGCGACTTCATTGACCAGCTCCGCTCCTTCGGCGACGCGGCGACGGCCTCAGGCAGACCGCTCGCTGTAGTCCTGGGGCCGAGACGGCTTCACACTGTCGACCTGATTCCAGCGTCCGCGGTACGCCTCTTGCCGAGCGATTTGTTTTCGCTGGCGAACCTGCCACATCCCGAGGCGATTACGGCTTACTGGGATCTCGTTTCAGGCATTCGGGATGGGCTTTTCGACGACGAAGAAGAGGGCGACAACGATGATGAACCCCACCTCCCGCAGGCAGAACCGGACGCTATGGGGGAAGCGGTGGCGCATCCGAGCCAGGGCATGGAGCCGCCTGACGTGGAGATACCTGCGCCGGCCACCAGGCAGATGCCCGACGAGACAGTTCCTCAGCCAGGCGAAAACGATGCTGAAACCGAGCTTGCCGCGCTGTTCGACCCGGTGAAGGTGGCAACGCTCGAGGCGATGTTTCCCGACGAAAAATGGGGGCGGTATGCAGAAAAGGCGCCCCGAAACGGCCTGAACGGGGCACGCGTCGGGCGTGGCATCTTCAATCCCTACCTCGCCGCCCGCTGGTGGCTACACAGGCAAGCGCCCGCCGGCTGGAAGTGGGAGCGTTGCGTCCGAGCTCTGGCGAACAATCTCCCGGCGCGCTCGCGCGACTCAAAGCACCTGCTGACCGGCGACTTCGACTAACCCGCCACTTTCCCGCCATCTTTACCGGCGAAGTTGGCTAGGAGTCGCCACTTTTCCGCCACTTTTCCGCCACTTTCCCGCCAGAATTTCGCCATGCAATCCGGCTGAATATCGTGAATCCATCAATTCGATGGAGCCCACGATATGCAAGCCCACCCCCTCTCGACCGCATGGCGCAATGATGCGCCGCTCGCCTCGCGCACCTACAGCACCGAGCAGGCCGCCGCCGCGCTTCACATCCGCCCGCAGACCCTCCGCGCTGCGCTGTGCCGCGATGGACATTACTGCGGCATCCGCCCGATCAAGCTGCCGAACCGCTTTCTGGCGTGGCCCGTGGAGGCGATCGAGCGCCTGACTTCCGGCGAGGCCGTGGCATGAAAACGCCGACCTCCCCCGAAGGAAAGGCCGGCGCCCTGGACCCGCGCCTGGATCGTAGCACCACCACCCAGGGGCGCAAGGCACCCGCGTATCAAGAGTACGCCAGCGACATGATTGCCCGGCTAGATTACCGGACATTGACGCTGCCGCAGCGGGGCTTGCTGTACTCGATGCGGCTGGAGTGCTGGGTCAATCAGTTTCTCCCCGATGCGCCCGGTGTACTTGCCCGCATCCTTGGCTTCGATGCGGCTGAGGTTGCCGCAGAAATCCCGTATGTCATGCCGTTCTTTGCGTGCGAAAACGGCCGAATTTCTGCACCCGACCTAGAAGCGTACCGTGAGCACCTGGAGGAGCGCCACAAGCGTCAATCCGCTGCGGCGAAGGCGACAAACGAAAAGCGATGGGGTCCCAAAACCCTCGCCGCTGAAGGGAATTCGGGCGGTATCGCTAAGCGATCCGGCAAGCGAAACGACGAGCGTATCGGTAAGCGTATCGCTTCCGGGTCGCTCCTGAGTAGAGAAGAGCCGAGCCTTCCTAGCCAAGGGGATGATGGTCTACTACCTACTACCTCTATAGGGGAGTGGGGTGGTTTCACGGACTTCACCCAGGACCCCGACGAGGATGGGGGTGCAGAATGAGCGCCCCCCTTCGCGCCGCCATGGCTGGGGCGGGCATCATCAGCCTGCGCCCGTACCAGGAAGCAGTGGTCAGCACCGTGCGCGAGGTTCTGCGCTACGTGCGCCGCCCGATGATCTACTTGCCGACCGGCGGCGGCAAGACCCGCGTGGCGACCGCCATCGCACAACTCACGCTCGCCAAGTCCGCTGGCCGCGTCATCGTGCTGGCGAACCGGAAGCAACTGGTGCACCAGTTCGCCGCCGCCCTGCGCGAGGCCGGCCTGGACGTTGGCATCCTGCAGGGCGACAAAACCGCCGGCCTGCACAACCGCGTCATCGTCGCCTCGATCGACACCGTGCACGCACGTGGCTGCATCTTCGAGGATGTGGCGCTGTTCATCATCGACGAGGCGCACGGCGTCGCCGGCAGTGAGAAGTACCGGACCCTGCTGTTTCGCTACAACCGCGTTCCCGTCATCGGCCTGAGCGCGACCCCTTTCGCCCGTGGCCTGGGCAAGCCGTATCCCGAGCTCGGCGGTAAGCCGCTGTTCGAGGAACTTGTCGTCGGCGCGACGGTGCAGGGGCTGGTGGATGACGGCTATCTCACCGACCTGGAAATCTACTGCCCGAGCAAGCCGGACATGACCGGCGCGAAGAGCGTGCGCACGGCCGAGGGCGAGATGGACTTCCGCCAGGCCGACATCGACGAGGCAGCCGACAAGCCCGAGCTGGTGGGCGACATCATCCGGCACTGGCTCAAGCTCGCAGGCGGCGTCAAGACGATCGTGTTCGCGTCGTCGATCGCGCACAGCAAGCACATCGTCGAGCAGTTCAGGGCCGCCGGAGTCACGGCCGAGCACCTGGACTGCTACATGGACGACGACACCCGCGCCGGCATTCTCGAGCGCTTCGAGCGCGGCGAGTTCACGATCCTGTCGAATGTGTCGCTGTTGTCGGAGGGCTTCGACGCGCCCGATACCGCCTGCATGATCCTCGCGCGCCCCACGAAGTCCCTGACGCGCTTCCTGCAGATGATCGGCCGCGTGCTGCGCCCTGCCCCCGGCAAGACTCACGCCCTGCTACTGGATCACTCGGGGAGCGTGGAGCGCATCGGCCACCCCTTCGACGACTTGCCCCTCGATCTCGACGACGGCACCCCGAACAAATCTGGCCGCCAAGAGCGCGAGAGGCCCGAGCCCAAGCCCTGCCCGAGCTGCAAGTTCATCAAACCGGCCGGGGTGCATGAGTGCCCCAAGTGCCACTTTGCACCGCAGCGTCAAAACGACGTAGAGACCGTCGACGGCGAGCTGAAGAGGCTGGATCGCAAGGCTCGCAAGCCACTCAAGCGCGAGACCGGCCAGTACGTCTTCTCCCAGCTTCTGGGGTACGCGCGCAACAAGGGCTGGAAGGATGGTTGGGCATATCACGCTTACAAGGACTTCACCGGCGTTGCGCCGAACGGCCTCAGGAAGGCAGCCGCGACGCCGAGCCCGGAGATTCTGGGCTGGATCAGAAGCCGAGCCATTGCAGCCGCCAAGGCCCGCGAGAAGCAGCAGGAGGCGCGCAGCCATGGGTGACATGCTCAACGTTCGCGAGGTCGCGCAAGGCCGCTGGCGGTCGATTCTGACGGCCCTGGGCATGGACGAGCGCGCCCTGTCCGGCAAGCACGGCCCCTGCCCGATGTGCGGAGGCAAGGACCGCTTCCGATTCGACGACAAGGAGGGCCGCGGCACCTTCTACTGTTCCGGCTGTGGTGCGGGCGATGGCGTGGCACTCGCCATGGGCATCACCGGCCTGTCCTTCCGTGATGTGGCCGCCGAGGTGGAGCGCATCGCCGGCACGGTCAAACCGTCCACCACCAAGCCCGAGCGCACCGACGATGACAAGCTCGCCGCGCTGCGCCGTGCCTTCAAGGAGTCCAAGCCCATCGAGCGAGGGGACGAGGCATGCCGCTACTTGGCTGGGCGAGGTCTGCGCCTGTACGACCTGCCCGAAGGCATCCGCACGCACCCCGGCATGCAATACCGGGACGGCGGCGCGGTGGTGGGCACGTTCCCGGCGATGCTCGCCACCGTGACCGATGCGGCCGGCCGTGCGGTGTCGATGCACCGGACCTACATCCGGGACGGCAGGAAAGCGCCGGTACCGGCCCCGAAGAAGCTGATGCAGGGGCTGCCCCTTGCTGGCGCTGCGATCCGCCTGACGCCCGTTTCCCGAACCTTGGGCATTGCCGAGGGCATTGAGACTGCCATTGCCGCCGCCGAGCTGTACGAGGTGCCCGTCTGGTCCTGCATCAGCACCAGCGGCATCGAGAGCTTCGAGCCGCCGGCCAGCGTCGAGCACGTCATCGTGTTTGCCGACAACGACGCCAACTTCGCCGGGCAGGCCGCAGCCTACCGGGCAGCGCACCGGCTGGCGCTGAAGGGCTACGAGGTCGAAGTCGTCATTCCACCGACCGCAGGGGATTGGCTGGACGAGTTGAACACTCGCCGGACGCGCCAGCAGCCCCCAGGCGCCGCGATCGCCCTCGCGGATGAGGGGTAACGCCCACCCCCCCCCCCCCGCCCC